AGGGCGCCGTGAGTGGTCAGCTGGGAAGAAAAGCCGGAATGCGAAAGGAAAGCGCCATGACCGACAAGCCCATCGGACGCCCCAGGAAAAGCCGGGACACCGAACCGCCCGACGAAATCCTGACGCACCGCGAGGTTTTGCTGATCCTGTCCCAGCAGGCCCGCGACGGCTCGGTTACCGCCGCATCGTCGCTCGAGCGGGCATTGCGCGCCGCCGACCGCCAGAAGCACGACGCGCTGGACGACGAGTTCGCGCGAATGCTCGGCAAGTAATGCAAGCCGTCCCGTTCATTCGGGAATATTGCGGGCTGGACCTTCGCCCCTTCCAGGTCAAATGGCTGACCGAGCTATTCCGCGAAAAGGACGGCGAGCGCGTCTACTCGCAAGCCCTCTGGGGCGTCCCGCGGGGTAACGGCAAGACGGAAATCTGCGCCGCCGTCGCGCTTTACATGCTCGTTGCCGACCGCCCGCGGGCCGAGGTCTACATCGCCGCTGGCTCGCGCGACCAGGCCGCGCTCGCTTTCAAAGCGGCCCGGCGCATGGTCGAGGACGGCAAGCTCGCCAAGCGCGTGCGGGTTTTGCCCGGTTATCGCCGGATGGAAGTGCCGGCGACGGATTCGACCTTGCACATCATCTCGGCAGACGGTCCGTTGCAACACGGCTTGCAACCGTCGTGCGTGATCTTCGACGAGCTTCACGTCCAGAAAAAGCGCGACCTTTTCGAAGCCCTGGTCGGCGGGCTGATAAAGCGCGACCAGGCGCTACTCGTCTGCATTTCGACCGCCGGCTACGACCAGACGTCCCTACTTGCCCAGGAATGCAAGCGCGGCGAGGCCGGCGCCGACCCCCGGTTCTTCTACGAGTGGCATACGGCCCCCGAGTCGGCGCCCTACGACGATCCGAAAACCTGGCGCAAGGCCAACCCCGCGCTACGGTGCCGGCGCCCGTTCATGCGGCTAAAAGGCCTCGAGGACGACCTTCAACGGATGCATGAATCCGAATTCCGCCGCTGGCACCTGAATCAGTGGACCGCTAGCGACGAGGCCTGGATCAACGGCGATGTCTGGGACGCTTGCGACGGGGCGCCCGAGCTATTGCCCGAGCGGGCAACGGTTCTCGGCGTCGACGCCTCCATCCGTCACGATTGCACCGTCGTTTGCACCGTCCAGCGCGACGAGGACGGCGTCTTTCACGCGGCTTTCAAGGTCTGGGGGCCGCACAAGGAAATCGACCTCGAGGTCGTCATGGCCCATATCCGCGACCAGGCGGCCCGCTACCGCGTAACCGGCGTCGCCTACGACCCCCAATACATGCGCCACGCCGCCCAACGCCTCGACGACGAGGGCTTGCCGATGGTCGAATGGAAACAGGACAATGCCCGCATGGTCCCGGCGACCCGGGCGCTGCATGAAGCCGTGATCAACGGCAACCTGCGCCACGGCGCCGACGAGGTCGCCCGCGAACACGCCCTCGCCGCCGGGATCGCCGAAACCGAGCGCGGGCTACGCCTCAAAAAGACGCAGGTCACCGCCGGGCGCCAGATGGACGCGATTATCGCCCTGGCGATGGCGGTCGATTGGGCAAGCCGCACCGTCGTCGAGCGCCGCTCGGTGTACGAGGACAGAGATTTAGTCGGCGCCTAGACGACTCGGAGTTCGTCGGGCGAGTGGCTGCTGTTGGTCCTGTCGTCCCATTCGACGCGGATGCGCCCGTCCACGCTGATTGCGGTGACGGTTCCGAGGGAGTAGCCGGGGCTTAGGGCTGAGTCGACGCGGGTTCCGATGTCCATGTTGGTCCTTTCGGTGGCGTTTGCTTCCATGAACAGAACTATAGCACACCGATACCCGGTTTGATAGGAAGGGGCGCCCTTTTGGGATTGCTTGACTTTTTCCGCCGCAAGGCGCTTACGGCTTCGCCGGCGGTCCTCGAGGCGGCCCAGAACGGGCGACTGAACCTCTATCAGCGGCTCGGGGGCGTCAACCAGGAAATCAACGCCCAATACATGCTTACGCAGGCGTCGACCTACGCATGGCTCTACGAGCACCAGCCGTCCGTCCGCAAGGTCGTCGACTACATCGCCCGCAACGTCGCCCAGCTGGGCCTAAAGCTATTCGAGCGCGTCGACGACGCCGACCGCCAGCCCGCTTTCGACCATCCCGCGGCGCTGACGATGGCCCATCCCAACGCCTACGGGCCGGCGGACGACTGGATTCGCAACTACGTCTCCGACTTCCTGATCTACGAAAACGCCTACGCGCTCAAGTATCGCGGCGGCAAGGACGGCGCCCTGATCCTGATTCGCGTCCCCCCGCCGTCAATCGTAATCCTCGGCGCCGGCATGTATACGGTCGACGCCTACCGGGTTTTCGTCGCCAACGGCCAACACTTCGACGTTCCGCCGTCCGACATAATCCACTGGCGCGGCTACAACCCCTGTGACGAGCGCATCGGCATATCGCGCCTAGAGACTTTGCGGACGCTGCTGGCCGAGGACGCGGCAAGCCAAGCGGCGTCCGCTGAGCTTTACAAGGCCGGCCTCGCCAAACCCGGATACATAATACGCCCGCTCGAGGCGCCCGAAATGTCGGAACCCGCCCGCCAACGGTTCCTCGAATCCTGGGCGAACATGAACAAATCGGCCCCGCGCAAGACGCCGATGCTCGAGGAGGGCATGGAATTCGCCGACTTTGGCATCAGCCCCAAGGACGCCGAAATGCTCGCCGGCCGCGAGTTCACGAACCAGGAAGTTGCAAGCCTCTACGGGCTAACCAACGTCCCGGCCGAGACTGACGAGGAACGGCGGGCCTTTTACGCCGACGTCCTGCCCCCGATCACCGAAAGCCTGGCCGAGCAGCTGGACTTTTCGCTCGTCCAGTTCGAATACGGCCGCGACGACCTCTATTTCGAGTTCAACATCACGGAAAAGCTACGTGGCGCGCTCGAGGACCGCGCGCAGGCGATTACCGCATCCGTCGGCGCCCCCTGGCTGACCCGCAACGAGGCCCGCGCGCTCGAAAACCTCCCCCCGGTCGACGGCGGCGACGACCTGATTACGCCGCTGAATGTCGTGGCGGGCGACAATCCGCGGCCAGCGCCCAACGTAATGCCGCCCCAGGACCCAAACGAGCCGCCGCAAGACGGCAGTTACCGCGAGGCCGCCCTACCCGCGCCCCCGCGCAAGGCCTTAGCCCTGCCGCGCCACAACGCCATCGCCACGCGACGCAACGGCTACGCCGACGCCGGCAGCGTGATCCTCGTCCGCAACTACAACCGCCAGGAACGCGCTTTCAAGTCGGCATGGAACGGCAAGGCCGTCGACGCGGCCCGCTGGGACAAGTTCGACGCCGAGCTAGCCGCCGACCTCGAGGCCTGGATCTCGAAGTCGGTTGAGCGCGAGGGCGACATCAACGCGGCCCGGTTCGGTAACGGCTTTTTCGACATGCGCCAGGTCCGCAACTACCTCGCGGCCCAGGCAACCGGCGCCGCCGAGGGAATCAACGGCGCCACGCGCGCCGACCTGACGTCCGGCCTCGAGCCGGAGGACGTGTTCCGCCGGGCCAAGGACCAGCGCGCCGGCGCCGCGTCCATGACCCTGGCAACGGCGGCGACCGCTTTCGCCGCCTCGGAAGCCGCAAAGCAAACCCCCGACGCCCATCAACGGACTAATACTTGGATCGTGACGTCCGCCAACTCCGCGCACCCCGAAATGGACGGCGAAACCGTCGCGCTCGGGGCCACGTTCAGCAACGGGACGGAAGGCCCGCCGGCCGACCATCCCGGTTGCGAGTGCTGCATGGAAATCAGCTAGGAAGGAAAGATGCTCCACAAGACTGTCGAAGCCAAGGCCACCGCCACCGAGCTTGGCGAATTCACCGCCCTGGCCGCGGCGTACACGGTAGACCGAGGCAACGAGCGCATCATCCCGGGCGCGTTCAGCGCGTCGATTGAGCGTTGGCAGACGTCGGGCAAGTCCATCCCACTCCATTGGGACCACTCGGGCGACCCCCACGACATCATCGGCACGGTCGACCCGCACGCGACCAAGGAAACCGACGCGGGCCTGGTCGTCGCCGGCAAGCTGGACCTCGAGAACTCCGAGGTCGCCCAGGAAGCCTGGCGGACGATGAAGTCGGGCGCAATGGGCCTCTCGTTTGGCTACATGGTCCTAGACGGCGCCGAGGCCGACGACGGCGTCTACGAGCTGAAGGCCGTCGACGTGTTCGAAATCTCAATCACAAGCGCGAACTCCGCGCGACCGAGGACAAGATTGTCGAAAAGGCGGCCGAGGCGCAGGCGATTATGGACCTCGCCGGCTCGGACAACCGCACCCGCACCGACGACGAGAACGCCGACGTTGCCGAGTTGCACAAGGCCATCCAGCAACTGACCGCTAACAAGCGGGAGTTGGAGGACCAGGTCGAACTCGAGGAATCCGTCCAGAATGCGGTTTCCACGATTGACGGCACCGCCGACGAAAAGGGCGTCGTCCTGCACAACGGGATGAACTCGGTTTCGTTCCCGCGGCGTGAGCAGACGGCTGGCGAGATTTTCGTCAACTCGTCCGGTTACAAGTCCATGTACCAGGCCGTCAAGGAAACCGGCCACTGGCCCCAGGGCATGAAAACCGGCGCAATCGCCATCGAGACAAAGGGCACGTTGCTCGAGGGCACCGGCGCCCCCGGTAGCGGCACCGGCGGCGGGCTTATCCCCGTCCCCGACGAAATCCCCGGCGTCGTCCAGAAGCTATTCCAGCCTC